CGGTAGCCACCCCGGTTCATCTTTTGAAGATCCACCATGAGAAGATAGGCTTTTGAGAAAGCCTAAACATGACGTCTTTAGAACTGAAGTCCACTCTACGAAGGTCACCCTTCGTTAGAACTTCACGGCGCTCAGCGTCTGAATTAAGGTAAAGCCCGTACTTATCCATCAACTTAACTTTGTTAAGCAAAAGATCACGTACCGGGCTGTACTCACACTCCTGAAGCTGGGACCAGTACCTCAACGTCCAGTCATAACGATTGAGGTTCATCTTGTGTTCAGTCGAGATAATGCCATTAAAGGCTCGAACACAAGACCTAGCACCGGCTTGAATAGCTCCGTCCGCTAAAACGTTGCCAAACATCCGGTTTAGAAACAAAATGACATCAGGTGACACCATTTGTTTCTCAGGGTGAGCAGTAATTCCGAACTCGGAGTAGAAGTCGGACACGTCCTTTGCCGAAACCGACAATGGATAGCTTGCTGTGTCGTCATCGCCACCGGCCAAACACCATGTTTCACCAACCATCTCATAGATCAAAGCCAGCGTAATAATGCTGTCAATAAGATTAGTTGCTCCATGGCCAGAAGGAACTCCTGAGTCAACCACGAACTTTCCATCAGGTGTTAACAGGCTTTTGTTAACAAATCGGTAAAAGCACGCCTCAAAGATTTCCTCCTGTTCTTTAGTCATGATCAATAAAGACCTGACAACGTCAATAGCGCCAAAGAGTATTTCTCGCGAAATACTGGCATCAAATGAGGATTTATCCCCAGAAATGAAATGCCGGTCCTTTGACCTTCCCATGATCCCAGCAAACACCGTCGAGTCGACGGCGACCGGTCCTGCCAATTGACAAAACTCGGGTACTTGCTTAAGTGCGTCAATAATTGGGTACGTAAACATAGAAGTTACCGCACTCCAACTTTTGACCTCCATCCACACGACGCGGGACTTCGTCACGTTTGGAAACTTCTTCGGCTGTCCACGCCAACCTAGCATGTAAGGCCAATGCATCATTTCTTCACGATCTGCGCGTGAATAGAGGATCGCTTCAATGTCGCGATTTACTTCGGACTGGACAAATTCAGCTCTCCTGAAATACGGATAACCGGAGTTTGTGGTCCAATGAGGTTCGGGCACCATCGGTAGGGGCTCCCTTCTGAGATACGCCAACTTGTCTTTCAACATGGCGAAACCGCGTTCAGGTGTGGAAGTAGGCTTGTTAGCTTTGAATTTAACAAGTGTCTCTCTCCACCAGTCCTCCCCACGTAGGCTAAAGCTACCTGAAGAACTCACTGCATCATTCTCGAAATTGTACAGGGGGGAACCTTGCGGTAAGGCGCTCAACACCTGTTTACCAAAAGAAGGGATCAATTCTTCTCTCGACATTCCTTGCGCAATCGGTGCCAGTTCATCCGACGTGACCACACGGGCCATGCGTCCAAGAAACGATTTGATCGTTAACTGGTTTTCGATAGTTTCGAGCATAACATAGTAGTTATAAGAAAT